GTTCATTTTAGACTCCTTTTACCCAGTCAAAGTTTGGGTCATTTTGTAATTCTACCCAACGACCATCATGTATAAATTTGTCGCCCAGTTTAAATGTTTTATTTTCACTACGCAACATCATACTAGGACCACGCACTTCTTCGACAAGCCAACGGTCACCATGTTGCTGAATACGGTTTTTACCATGGCGTGTCTTGGCTGTAAGAACAACTGTATCATTAACTTGTAGCATTTCATTCACTCCTTCATCCATTATCAAGCGTTACCAAACACCCGAGCGTTATCAAACACCACAGCGTCATCAGACACCACAGCGCGACCAGACACCTTAGCGTAACCAGTCACCACAGCGTAACCAGACACCATAGCGCGACCAGACACCACAACGCGACCAGACACCACAGCATTATCAGACACCTCAGCGTAACCATACACCTTAGCGTTACCAGTCACCCGAGCGTTACCAGACACCACAGCGTCATCAGACACCCAAGCGTTAGGCCCAACATAGGCGGTCTCAGAAACAGTGGCGGTATCAGCGACCCATCCACCACCGTTAGGATGTTGGTGGGCGGAGACCAGGCCGTTGCCAAAATCAAAAGTAGTCATCTCATTCACTCCTTCGTTAGATGATATAAAGACCGCTTTTTTCGAGCCGTTTAGCGACAACCAGAAATTCACCATCATGTCCACCATCATAACCATTCTGAATCTGCCAAATATGAGTCATTTCATGGGCGAGGAGACAATCGAACTGAAATTCGTCATCATATTCCTTACACATACCGATGACAATCACACCATCTACGTCATCAACGCCGCAAAAATCGTCGTCCGAATCATCAATCCAAAACTCGTCTACTTCTAATTCACCACCGAAATGAATCGCATTGAACAAAGCAAACTTAGCTTCAAGAGTGGTCATATCGATCTGATACATTTGATTCGCTCTCTCGTTCATCATGTTTATATCCTACCAGAGATTTTATTTTTTGTCAACAAAAAAATGTGCCCGACCAGAAAAAAATCCAGTCGGGCACCTTGAGGCATCCATATGGCGGGAGTGTGGATTAGGATGCCTCACGTTGATCATCTACTTTAATACGATCATAGATAGCCTTAATCTTCATACGAGGTGTTTGAGAACGAATTGAAGCACGTTCAATGATATCAAAATCGTCTCCTCCCCGTTTTAAAGCTTCTCTTATCTCTTTGAGAACTGCATCGTACATGGTAAATTCTCCTTTAGATATATATATCATTTTATAATACTATAAACAGGTTTTTTTGTCAAGACAAATTTTTACATATCCAAAAAATTTTGGTGTCATAGTATCAAATCCACCACCTCGTTTTAGATTCCGAAAAATCTTTTTCAATCTTTTTTCATCGTTACCCAATGCAATAACCCTCTCTTCGTTAATGATACCATCAAATTCACGAATTCCATAATGTGGTTTCTTTCCATCTTCAATCGGATATCCTTCAAAAATATACATCTTTCACCTCAATGCTGCGAATTTTTTCTTGAAATCGTTTTCGTATCTGTCACCAAAGTCAGTGTTATCCATTATCGGTCGATCATCAATTATTTCCTCCTGTGCTGATTGTTCTACATCATATAATCTCATCTTACCTCTGTCAACCCCTACAACAAATCTTTTTTTATCTGTTGGATCGTTGAAACGATTCTTCAACTGTTTGACCATAATCTGATTGAGATTTTCTAACTCTTCGCTAGTCACCAAAGCAAACATCAAATCGACGGTAGCAGGTAGACCAAAAGACTCGGATGTATCTTCGAGTCCAGGATCGGAGTTTGTATAACCAGACCGTGTAGTTTGAGTTGCGGTGACGATTGGAATGTTTTTCTCAACAGCCAATCCTCTCATCTCTTCAGCGATTGCTTTGATGTAAGTGTAACTGTTGACATTAGCACCATACCTCAATCGCATAGAAGCACAGATATTGAGATAATCAACATACATGATATCTGGAACAAAGTTTCTTTTCAAACGAAGTTCATTCAGTAGATGTCTAAAATGCCCAACACCAGCAGTTGCAGTAGGATATTCTTTGATAATCAATCTACCCTCTGTCTTATCTCTGACTTTATCAACTTTCTTCATATATGATGCTTTAGGTAGTTCTTCTAGTTCTTTCAATGGTACATCTAGAAGATTAGCGTCGATGCGTTCGGCAATCCGTTCTTCTGCCATCTCCATTGTGATATAGAGAACCTTACGATTATCCATCAAATTAGCAGCAGCAAAGTGACACATAGCAAGAGATTTTCCGACACCAGTGCCAGCCAGAATACAAGTTAAAGTTTTCTGTGGAAGCCCACCTTTGGTGATGCTATTAAGATAGTCTAGATCAAACGCGATACGATTTTCTATTTTATGATAGAAGTCATAACGATCGGAGAAGTCTTCTAACCAATCATGTCCAATGTGATTATCAAAACTGACAGAGAGAGCTTTAGAAAGAATTTCTGGAATCGCACCCTTTGTCTCCTTCTCTTTACCATCCATGATTTGAATGGATTTCATGATAGCATTATGAATAGCACGTTGCTGACAGAACTCTTCTGTCCTGTCAGTCAGCCACTGTTCATCAATCTCACGATCTGTGAGTTGAGAAAGATATTTGATACATGGCTCAAAGTCGTTTTCGTCTACATCGTCGTTGTCAAGTGTGATACCAAGAATCTCTACAGTCGGTAGAGTGTTGTATTCTTCAACGTGTTTCTTGATATATCGATACAGAGTTTTTTCTGTAAAATCGTTGAAATACTCATCTTTAAGAAATGGAAGAACTTTCCTCGAATAATTCTCGTTGTGAATGAGATGACTCAGTATCTGTGTTTCCAGCCTCATTTTCTTCCTTTTCATTCAAAGCAGTGATGATAATATGTACTAAAATTCCACCAAGATGATTATTGAAATGAATATTATTTTCAGTCAATTCGTGTGGATTTTCTACGAAATCAAAATCAAATTTCAAAGTTGCTTCGTCTTTTTCATCGATTTCTTTTACAGATATTGTATTGTATCTAATGATTGTACCATTATATCGTTCGTCTGTCAACTTAATAGGTACGGTTGATTTACCATCATATAGATTATCTGCTATTTCATAGGTATCATCATACTGTGAAAATTCTTCAAAATCAATCTTCGGCATCGTCCGTCTCGCTTTGATCTGTTTTTCCATAACCGCCAAAAAGTTCTCTTTCTTCTCCATATTTGAATTCCTTTGCAGCGGCCTGTTCTAGTCTTTCCATGACATCTTCTGTAAAAAACTTCTCAGGGTCTGTATTAATTGCTTTAGCAAAATGTTTAGATCCATCAGGAAACTCATAACGAGTTGATACCTTCTTGATAACATCGTACTTCTCGGCAAGGTCAAGAAGACCATAATAACGATCCAAACCAGTCGTATAGTTTAGACGTACTTCAATCGTCTTATTTGGTTTGGTAAAACGTGACTTTTGTGTGCTAACTTTGATTAGATTACCCTCATCCTTTTCAGTATCTTTATCTCTTTTCTTTGAAAGAAAAAGAATTGTAGAAGCGGTATACTTTAGACCAGAACCGCCAGACATTACTTTCGTTGGTATATAAGAACCAACTGCATCATATGTATGGTTTGTAATAATCATCGGAACCTGCGCTTTAGATAAACGTAGACCTAGAGTACGAAACGCAGCCTTAATTACTTGCGCCTTGGTCATATCCCGAGTTTCTTTACCTTCGGTACTATCTTCCATTTCTTTTGTTGTAGATAGTTGACCGAGAGAATCAAGAACCATCATCATTGGTGGTCTATTATTTTTGTGTTCTGTGTATCTTTCTAAAACTTGTAACGCATTATGTCGAAACTGCTGAATTGTTTGTGGTTCAGATACAACAATACGATGAATGTCAATACCACGAGTAGACATCATCTCCTGTGTTACTGCTGCTTCAGTATCATAATAGATTACACCGGCGTGATCGTTTTGTTGTAAAAAGTTATTGACCATTCCTAGAGCAAAGAAAGTCTTTCCTGTTGCTTCTTCACCAGCGAGAGCAGTAATTTTGTTATTTGACACACCGCCGTAAAGACTGCCACTGATAAGAGCATTAAGAATGAAACACCCAGTATCAACCCACCCAGAAAACTCAGAAGAATTACCACCATCGGATAAAAGATGAGTGTTTTCATCGTTGAGTTCCTTCACGATTTGCTTAAAAAAATCAGACATTATTTCTCCTCAAAAAAAGATCCATTTATAATGGCTTCAACTTTTTCCATTTGTTTTTCAATGATAGGACCACGACCAGGCCAATGGATATACTCCTGGTTTTGTGTCCTATACAAACTTGAAAGCAGCGGCATAACAATCTTTGCCATCTCATTTACTTTCTGATTGGCAACACTATCTGCTAGTTGCTTTCGTTCTTCTACGATGGCATCATTATCATATATCAAACTAAGTAATGTGTCAACTTTTTTTTCCATATTTCTTAAACTATCTAACTTTCTTTCAAGTCTTTGTTCAAGAGATGTCAAATCATCTTTAGCAGCAAGAGCGGGTTTATCTGCTCTAACCAAGTCTTCTTCTTCAATGACCTTCTTACGATATGTGTCCTCATCAACGGCTGTAAGACCAGAAGTCCATCCGGTCATATCCATATCGTCCCAAATATTCTTATTCATTAAAGAAATTCTCCAAGTTGTTTTGTTTCTCAGCGTTCCAGCCCATTGCGTCAAGAATAATCTTAATCGGATCTAAGAAAGTTTTCTCAAACTGTGTATCATAGTCAATGTATTGCGTTATCTCAAATTCTTTCGGCAACACAGTTATAAATCCTATAACATTCTCCATGATGGGATTTGGCATTTTCAGATAAAGAAACTTCATCTTGTTACCAGATTGAATTTGTTCATACTTACCAGTCAATTTAAGTTTTTTCAGTTGGTCGTTGTACAACAAAGCAGCACGAACATGAATTGGTGTACCAGATTTATATAGACTTGCACTATCAGCGAACTTACCCATATCAGATACACCACGGGGGAAGGCGATTTCTTCTGGTGTTAGATCCATCCACTTTTCTCGTAACTCTTCAATCCATTTCTGAACTTCATCTTCACTTTGAGTTACCACCTTCTTCAGTGTATCCATAATCAATTCTTTGACTATCTGCGGAGTAGAAGAACGAACGGCTTCAATACCAGTCACTTTCAACTTTGGTTCTGCAAATCTCACACCTTCACTGTCCCAAACATGTGCAATGTATCGTTTCTTCGCTGTCCAGATGGCTTTATCGGCGATGATTTCACGTTTCATCACCATTTTCTGTTGTGGCGCTTTCATATAGTCAGCAAGTTGTTGATATCCTTTGTCTAGATGTTTCTCAATTTCTCCTGATGCTTTGTTTAGAAAGTCTACGATCTTTGTCTTGTTTGTCTCATTCGGTAGTATCTTCTCTACCAATGGACCCATGTTGAGATACACAGAATCGGTATCAATCGCAATCACATAGTCTTCGTTAGTCTTCAATATATTATTTAGATATTCATTAAGAATCTTCTCAGCCCACCTAATAGTATACTGACCTGATACAGTTATTGCCTCTGCAACACGTTGATCAAAAAATCTGAAATATTTATTTGCTAACGCTCCATAGAAAGAGTTCATTGCAATCTTGATAGCCATCTGGTTGTTGTCGAGAATGGATATCTCTCGTTCAATACTTTTAGATTTTTCCTTCTCATATCTCTGTTTTGCGTCTATCATCTTTTGTTTGATAACAACTCTTTCATTGTAATATGATTGAATAACCTGTGGAATAATACCTTCTATGTCATTACGAAATAGTTGTCCTGTAGCAGTAAGACACATATCATTTGGTATATCTAAATCAGGCATTTCTAGTAGTTTGTCAACATCTACACCAGATACAATATCATTTACTACAGTCTCTGGACTCATATTGTATTGCATAATGAGATGTGGATATAGAGAGTTTAGATCAAAGGAAACTACCCAATCATGAAGACCTATTTGTGGTTCTTTTACATAACCACCTTCGATTGTATCATACCGTGAATCAGTCTTAGGCGGTACAGCAATCTTTCTAGATTTGAACTCATTATATAGAATAGCATCCCAAATGCCAACGGTCTTCAATGTCTCGCCAAGAGTACACTTAGCACGATAGGCCATTGTAAGTACCAAATCGATTAGACCAAGTTTGTCCTCAATCTTATCAACAAGTTCCACATCTTTTACATTATACTCCACAAACTTTTGATAGTCGTGTTTGTATAACATATGCAAGGAACCATATTCACTATAATCCAATTTCTTCTCGCCTAGAATCACATTAGCGATATGATCCAGTTTATAGGACTCTTGTTGTCCTAGTGTGTTGTATGTAAATTTTTTGAACACATCGATATAATCCAACTGTGTGATACCAACCAGATTGTACCTTAGATGTTCCACACCAGCTATGAAAAGATTATCTTTATTGACAAGTTTCCAAGGTGACAGAGACTTTACCATATCCTCACCAAAGATTCTTGCAATACGATTGACAAGATAAGGCACATCAAAAAACTCTGAATACCATCCAGTAAGAATATCTGGAACATGATCAGCCCAATAATCAATGAAATCTAATAAGAGTTCCCTCTCATTTTTGCATTTACGATAAAGAACAGGCATTCCGCTTTTTTCTGGATTGAAGTCATATAGACCCCATGTGTGGTAGATAGTACCGTTATTGTTCTTGATAGTGATGGTAATGATTTCATGTTTAGCATCACGCGGTTCTGGAAATCCGTCTTCTGATGCTACTTCAATATCAATCGTGCAGATATTGATCTGATTGCGATCATACTTAATCGTCTTAGGAAATGCGTCTGAGATGAATTGATGGACATAGTTGGTTGTCCCATATACCGTGAAGTTATCTACATCCGCGTACTTATCCATAAACTCTTTACAATCACGCATAGATCCAGGCTGTACAGAATCTACAGTACGTCCGTCGAGAGTCTTCCATGCACCCTTTGGCGAGGGAATATAAAATGTCGGTTCAAACTTGACCTTCTTAGTAATCTGTGTCTTGTTATTGTAACCACGAAACAGAATCTGATTACCGTATCGATCTACATTAGTGTAAAAAATGATAAACCTCCTTAAAAAAAAATGGGAGAGCATTGTTACTCTCCCATTATAGTCTATGGAGTTATAGATGTCAACTGAAAACTTTATTGACCCAACTTACTCCGACGAAATAACCGAGTGCTATTACAAGCACTCCTACTGAGAAGATTAGTTGACCTTCCATTAGATATATCCCCTCCTAGTATAGATTGAGTAGTGTTGAGTATATCCGTTAGCGATAAGTTTCTGCCTTCTTTTGAGTTCAGCGTGATCCTTAGCGCCGCTTAGAAAATCTTCTTCCCAACTATAAAAAAAGAACTTTTTGATTTTATTGATAATCTTATTCATTTAGTAATTCTGGTCCCCCTTCACCCTGTGATTCTTCGAGATTGTCGTTAATATGGATCTTCTTTGGTTTCTTATGTTCTGGAATAATATTTTCCAGAAACACTTTAAGCATACCGTTCATAAGAGAAGCATCTTTAACCTCAATCGTGTCAGCGAGGTTAAAATTTCTAGTAAACGCTCGGTTCGCGATTCCACGGTGTAAGAAGTTTTCCGCATCGTCTTTTGTGCTTCCTGTAATCTTTAGAACGTCATCCTTTACTTCAATCTCAATATCTGACTTAGCAAAACCAGCTACTGCCAACTCTACAACATACTTATTTTCATCGACTTTTCGAATGTTGTAAGGTGGATAAGATGGAATGTTTTTCGATACATTGTCATTAAATTCGTGAAGTCGATCATATACACGATCAAACCCGACGAAAAATGGCGAATTGAGAAGGGAAAGTACGTCTTTAGTCATTGCTATTACCTCCTAGTGTTAGCAAGGTTAGATATGCGTGATACCCATTCGGCGTATCACAATTTTATTTAGTTTGGACTCTCCCAAAAGTCACACCACTTTACCGTAACTCAGGTATGCAGGTGTCGCATATCTATTCAATTTGAATTGCAGTTCACGTAGTTATTAACAACCTTACAATTGTAATTACTAGTATTATTCTGTTGTCCAGTTTGACCATTAATAATGATAGGAGTCATCGTACCATCATAATTCCTCTGATACTGCCGACCATTCAATTCGTAGATCTTGTTAGAATTTTGATCAATACGTTGACCATTACTATTAATCATATATGCATTGTTGTTAATGGCAGATCGATTGTCATATGGCATTCCTAGAGAATTACCAAACAAACCACCAAGCAACCCACCACCAAGTACACCAGCGGCAGTAGCGAGCTTCTTGCCGTTACCCTTGCCGATAAACTTGTTCGCAGCAAATCCACCACCAGCAGCTCCTAGAAGCCCACCAACGGTAGTACCAACTTGTGAAGTCTGACAAGCACTCACACTCAAACCTAGAACCGCAACAGCGGCAATCATTGACTTACGCATCATATTTCTCCTTGTTTGCATCGTCACAAAGTCAACTTACTCTACTAATATAGTATCATTCGTATTAAATGTCAATCCTTTTTTTCACTAATTTTGAGATTTTTTAACTTTTCTTCAAAAAGGTCCAATTGTAGACGTAGAAAGGAAATTTGCTTATGGGCCGAAAAAATCCCTTCTTCGTCATAACTTCCGTCGTGAGGATATTTGTGGACATCCAAATTTTGTTCTAAGAGTTTCAATAACGATACAGCGGGAAATTCAATATCATTGCCATCACCAAACCAAATACCGCTTTGAATATCACCAGTATCGTTTAACCACAAATCTGAATTAACTGTTAAAGTTCTTTTATTCATAACAAAACATTCCTTTCAAGTTATTATTTCTTTCTTCCGATACTATACTTTGCCACGAGTTCCCATTCTTTCTTTTCTTTATAGGGAAGAATTTTGATTTGATTTAAAGGAGCTAGTGGATTTGTAGTCTTTGTAGAATCTACAAGAGTCACTAGGTCCCACTGCTCTAATAGATTAGCAATAGCATTACGTCTACCAATATCCGATTCATTATCATTGAAATCAGATGGTTTACCGTCTAGCGCAAATAGTTCTTTAAAATGTACGATAAAATATCTGCCTTGTTTATGTAGAATATGACAAGACTGATATAGTTTCTTATCTTTACGAGACGCTACACCAATCCGTGTTAGAGTCTCTTTTACTTTTAGAAAGTCATCTTCATTTTTTAGATGTACCTCTATCATATTACTTAATTCGGTCATTACTCATTCCACCTCTCATCAATTTTGTTTTTATTGTTACAAGTTGTTCATCATCTAAAATTTTGAGTACTTCCTTCGCCTTATTGACCGAATATCCATAATAATCGATCACCGCTTGTAAGTCCTCGTCACTAGTATTCTTATGCCATTTCGAAAAGCGTTTACGTTTTCTAACAATATTTATTAAAAACGAATATTGTAGTAAATGATCTAGATGAGAGTTCATATTCATCATATTAGCATACTGTACCGTATCTGGAAAGTATGATAGTGACTTATTTGTTAGATAAGGATTATAAGTTTTCTCCGCTAGTTCTGGGTTATCAGAATTGGTGATGATATCTTTCTTACCTAGATTGATATCGTTTACAAAGTCAAATGGATTCATAATCAAATTCCCTTCACTCTTAATCATATTCTATTTTTATAACCTTGTCAAGTGTTTTGAGTATTATGAACTGAATACTAATAAAAGTATTACATCGTGAATACTAACTAAACACTTGACAAAACCTCGTTGAAGAAGGTTGAGTATTAGTGAGTGAATACTAACAAGAGTATTAACAGCTGAATACTAACGAATACCTTCTTCAACAAACATTTTTCGTACCTCTCTCCAAAGAGTACGAAGATGTTTATCTGAAGATGTCATTGCTTCTCTTATTTCTCTCACATCATCAAGATCTTTTATTGCTTTTTTAGATTCTAAATTCATACTTTTCTTACAAGAAGAACCAGCTTTGCGTTTGTGCCATTTGTAGTTTGAGGCTGTAACACCAGCTTTCATATGATATGGAGTCAAACCAAAGTATACTGATTTAACATACTTCCAATATGGAGGTTTGCCATTATCTGATCTTACTCTTGGTTCTCCTGTTTTAGGATCAATGATCGTATTAATAACTTGATAGAGAAATTTTATTTTACCACTTGTATAATTTTTTAGACCTTCATTGAGATGAGTACCTTTTTTATTGTATTCTATATTAGCCCATGATCGAGTATCATCTGGTAGTCTAGATGCTAGATGAATAAGATTTCTTTTTATCCACTCAACTATAGGATCTGAATATTCTGTTTTGATACCATAATTGTTGTTTCTAGCTTCATTAGAATGTTCTGTTAGATTGATTCTATCTCTGTAGATATGTTCCATTTTCTTTTCATGTTCTTCTAAACTACATGGATCAAACTTCTTTAATCTAAGAAAAACTTCTGGAAATTTTTCTAAATAATAATCAATTGATTTTAGATCATTGATATCCGTCTTTTCTAAAAGATCTGGACGTTCAAGAACAACAGATGCTATCACTCTTACCTTTGGTGTTTTCTTTTGATGAAAAAGAAGTATTGAAACATTTTTAGATGAAGTCTTCTTTTTCAAAGAAATCAATTCTTCTATAGTAAATGGTTGAGCTAAACTTACGTTCTCGCGAGATCTAAGATGAGCGTCTTCTATAATTATACTATCACCTTTTTTCAATCCTGGTATATCTAGATTTATAAAATCCAAAGGTGATATTTCACTACATACTTTTGTCTTTGAGTTGAGGATATGAATTTTATTATTACCAACATCTGCAAGAAATCTATTATTCATTTTATTCCTTTCAATTTGAGTATTATGGATTGAATACTAATAAAAGTATTACACGATGAATACTAACTAAAAAATGGGTGTTAGGTGATGAATACTAATAAAAGTATTGCCCAGTGAACACCAACTAAAATTCCATTATATTTTATCTACTCTACATAATGATTTATATGAAACGACGATACAAACGACGATAGAAAATTCATTTTTATCCCAATTTCTAATTTTAACTTCTCTTGTCCAAAAACGGTTCTAAAATCTTATTTGATACTTCTTTACAAACCACAATCAACTCCATTCACAATCAGTCATGATTTCTAGTAGACAAGCAACGTTATTGATTTCATGGTCAACAACAAAGGCTGCTTGATATTGATACTTTGCGAGTATCAACACCATCTGAGCAACACTCATTGGTTTCATCTTCTTGTTTGCATAATCATATAGTTTACGAAACAGTGTAGATGATTCAATATCAGCATTATCAACTACCCATTTACGAATACCTGTGAAGTCTTGATTTTTCATCATAGAAACAAGAGAATCAAAAGATTCGTCACTTAGTGTAGTGAGAATGCCGACATCAATCTTACCTGTAACAGAGTATCGCTGAAGTTCGTTTAGAACACGTCGCCAATCTGGCATATGTTTCATAATTAGTTCAGCGATAACCTTTGGATCAAACTCGACACCCTTCATCTTAAGAATGTTAGATACACGCTTTAAAAACTGTGGAGCAAGACTTGCCATCTCTTTCTTAGACATAGTGAAGTCTACTACACTACACCGAGAATGTAGAGGTTCAATGATACGATTCTTGAAGTTACAAGTTAGAATGAATCCACAATTATTAGAGAACTCTTCCATAAAGTTACGAAGAGCAGGTTGAGTAGATTGTGGATTAAGATAGTCAGCCTCATCTAGAATAACATATTTACGACCACCTGTAAATGATACAGTAGAAGCAAACTGACTGATTTCAGTTCTTAGAGTGTCGATGTTGCCC